TTCAAGTGTCTCCATGCGCACTGCCAACACCGCACCCTCGATGATTTCCGCACCTGGCTCAAAGATCAAGGATTCGAGGCAACCTCGAGCGAAGCCTACCCAGACGAGCAGACCGCAGAGAACGCCGCGATTGAAGCAGCTCATACCGCAGAGGTCAAAGCGGAGGAACCATCCCGGCCGCTGAGCAGAGATGATCGGGAGGAGGTGGCCAGAGTTAAGGCCGAGCTCATGAAGTATTACAATGAGAACAGCGGCAGCATTAAAACCGGATTCACTACAGTCACGATGGCGGTAGGCTGCCCGGCCTTCATCGGCTACGAGCTCGCGTGGGACACCTTCACCAGCGAAATGTCAATCCGGAAATACGGCGCAGAAAAATGGGAGCCCTACTCGGACACCAAGCACACCATACCAATGATCATCAAGTTAGAGAGCCTCAAGTTCAAACTGGGTACGATTTCACAGACTATGATGTACAGCGTGGCCGAGACGGTAGCCTTCAGACGCAAGCGCAGCTCGGTCCGCGATTATCTCCAGGAATTCATGCCGGAATGGGACGGCGTACCAAGAGCCGAGCGGTTCTTTGATACCTACTGCGGCACCGAGAGCACCGAGTTCACCCGCGCGGTCGGCCGGTACCTGTTCGGCATGCTCTACGGCCGGGCCACCGCGGAGGAACCAATCAAAGCAGACATATCGGTAGTTCTTGTCGGCCGCCAGGGCGCCAGGAAATCAACCTGCGCAATGACCCTCGCCCTTAAACCGGAATGGTGTGTGGGCGTAAACATGCGCATGGAGAACAAAGAGATAGCTCAGCGCATCCAGGGCAAGACCGTGGTGGAAATCGGAGAGATGGCCGGAATGACCAAAAAGGACGCTGATGAGCTCAAAGACTTTCTCACCATCGAGGAGGACCAATGGCGCCCGCCTTACGGCAGAGAGCAACGCCGCTCGGTCCGCAACTGCCTGTTCATTATGACTACCAATGAGATGGACTTCTTAACCGACACCACCGGGAACCGACGCTACGCCGCGATCCAGGTGGGAGACATCGACATAGATGCAATCCAGCGCGACCTCGGCCAGCTGTGGGCAGAAGGCAAACAGATCCTCCAGGATTCCGGCGTTAATAAGCTCCACCGGGACGTAGAGAAGCTGCAGCCGGAATTTAACAGCGACAACGTTCTCGAGGACCCATGGGAGGATGCCATCGAATCATGGTTTGACGGCGAATACTCGCTTCCAAAGGCAGAGCAGCAGATCCACAATACCCGCTCAATTCTCAAATATGCCCTGGGCTTTAATGAGTCGTCAATTGAGGCAAAACACACCAGAAGGTGCGCAAAATTGCTCAGAAAGCTCGGATTTTTATCCAAAGCAGTGCGCATAGGATCAGAAGTTCATCGCGAATGGCACAGAGGAAATCCGGAGGAAACCGAGGACTAAGCAGATAGAAAAAGAGAGCTGAAAAAGGCAAAAAGGGACTTGTTCGCAAGTGTGACATAGATCACATTTTAGCCGAGTCCCTTTTTATTTTGGAGCCGGGACGGTGTAACGCACTCGTGCAACAAAATCGGCCGGAAAAAAGAGGGGTGCAACAGACGGTAACGTGTAACACGGTTACAACAGAACACTTTTATAAAGCAACTTTATGATTTGTAACACGTTACACACGTTACAACCCGTTTGTGACACGAATAAAGCACCAGGTGTTACAATGGTGTTACTCGCGCGAAGCCCCGTCGGATAAGGCTCTCCGTATTTTGTAACATGTAACATTTATTTTATTATTAAGTATATCGTGTAATACTACACGCGCGCATAGATCTACACGCGCACACATACGCATGATCCAGAGTTTTAGAAAACCATGATGTTACAGAAACACGCGTTACAACCATAAAAAGCCTACAAGACAAAAATACTTGTACCCTACAAACCGGAACCGGAGGCGGCAGCGCGGCCGGGAGGGTTGAGGAGGCAGAGAGACGACCCGGAGGATGCCCAGCCACCGGGCGGAAAAGGAACCCCGACCGCGGACGCGGCGAAAACAAAAGATCGACGACTTCACATAAGAAAATAAAAAAGTTTCGTGGAGGTCTTGATCTTTGGTAAAATTGGTGCTAGACACGTAGACAATAGAGGTAATCAACAAATGGCATCGTCTATCTCAAGAAAGCTCAAGAGCGAGAACCTAAAAAATTATGAAAAGGTCCGGAGCCTGGCGGCGGACGGGATGACCGTCGCGCAGATTTCTGCCGTGCTCGGAATAAGCTCCCGCACGTTTTACATTCACCTCAAAAAGGACAAAAAGCTCCTCAAGGCATACGAGGAAGGCCAGCAGGCCGGAGTAGGCGAAGTGGTCCACGCCCTCAAAGATTTAATCCGCAAAGGCAACCTGGGCGCGATCATCTTCTGGCTAAAGAACAAAGATCCGGATAACTGGAAGGACGACCGCAGCCTCAACGTCAAGGCGGCCGTGAAACGGATAACTGCGGACATGAGCGATGATGAACTGATGGCGGTTGTGGCAGAGGGAAATACCGGATCACAGACCGCAGATCAAGCATCGACCTCCGAGACCGCCGCAGACCCCAAAAATTTGAGCTCTGAGGGCCTCTCAGATGGCGGAGAATAGGGATACCAAGGTAACGCCCCAGGAGGCCCTCCTAGAGCTCGCTACGCGCAAAGCGCGGAACAACCTCGCATGCTTCACCCTGTACACCTTCCCGAAGTTCAAAATGGGATGGTTTCACCGGGAGGTGTGCCGCGAGCTCGATGAGTTCCTGGCGGATGTGGTGGCAGGCAAGAGCCCACGATTAATTCTCACGGCACCGCCGCGACATGGCAAGAGCCAGCTGGTGAGCCGCGAGTTCCCAGCCTACCTGCTAGGCCGATACCCGGACATGAGCGTGATCGCATGCTCGTACTCAAGCGATTTATCCACGCGAATGAACCGCGATGTGCAGAGGATCATGGACAGCCCGGCCTACCACCGGTTATTTGACTCATACCTCGCCGGACGCGAGGCCGTGGCAGCCACCGGAGACAACGGCGCCTACGAGCGCACCACCAAACTGCTCGAGATCGTAGGCCACCAGGGCTCATATCGAAGCGCCGGCGTTGGCAACGGTATCACCGGTACCGGATGCGACATCCTGATTGTGGATGACCCGATAAAAGACAAAAAAGAGGCAGACTCAAAGACAATTCGAGACAATATCCACGCGTGGTATACCTCAACCGCCTATACCCGACTGAGCCCAGGCGGAGGTGTAATCGTTATGGCGACCAGATGGTCACAAGACGATTTAATCGGGCGTTTGCTCGCACAGCCGAGCGAGAGGCCGGACGGACTGCCGTGTAGGCCATGGAAACTGATAAACTACCCAGCCATCGCAGAGCACGATGAGAAGTACCGCCGAGAAGGCGAGGCCTTGCACCCGGACCGATATCCGCTGGCAGACCTCCTCGAGAAGCAGGCCACCCTAGCGCCGAGCGAGTGGGCCGCGCTTTACCAGCAAAGGCCAATACCAGCCGGAGGCGGCGTGTTCAAAGAGGACTGGATCAATTACTACACGACACCACCGGCAGAATTTGATAAAATTGTGCTCAGCTGGGATATGACCTTTAAGGATTCAGACGGAAGCGACTACGTGGTAGGCGCGGTGTGGGCAAGGGCCGGCGGCCAATTCTACCTGTTGGACCAGGTACGCGGCCGGTGGGACTTCGTAACCACCATGCACCAATTCATAGCTTTGAGCAAAAAACACAAAAAGGCCATGCGCAAGCTGGTGGAGGACAAAGCAAACGGGAGCGCAATCATCGACACTTTGAAAACCCAGATCCCCGGAATCATACCGGTGATACCTACAGAGAGCAAAGAGGCCAGAGCCAGCGCGATAGCCACGCTGTGGGAGGCCCATAACGTATTCCTGCCATCGCCGGAAATCGCCCCATGGATCCGGAGTTTCACCGACGAACTCCTGAGTTTCCCGGCCGGAGCGCATGACGACCAGGTGGACGCGATGACCCAGGCTCTGCAGGACCTGCAACACGGCGGCCGCATAACCTTAGAAAACATCCTGGCACTGAGAGGGAGATAGCCATGACCACAAAAAACAAATCGCAGACCAAGCAACCGGAGCAAAGACGCGCCTCCATCGAGGACGTGCTCGCAGAACTGCGCCAGCCCGTGAGCCCGCAGGCACCGAAGATCCGCAACCTTGCGGACGTTAAGCGCTTATTCTCACTGCCGGCGACCCTTGGCACCAAGGGCATAAAGGACAGCGAGCCGGACTCAAGGATTGCGCTAGATCACGCCTTCTCGGCCGGATTTGAGCAGATTTATCAGAGCCTAGTCCAGCACGGCACCGACCTAGGACAGTACCCGATGACCAGCTTCATAGGCTATGGTGTGCTTCAACAAATCGCCCAGAACGGCATGATCCGCACCTGCATCCAGACGGTGGCAGACGACATCACCCGCGAATGGATCGACATAACCGGAGGCGATGAGACCGACCCGGACAAAATCAAGCAAATCACCGAGCAATGCGAGAAGCTCAAGCTACGCAAGATTTTTAATACCGCCGTGGCCACCATGGGCTACATGGGCGGCGCGTTTATTTACATCGACACCGGGACTGACGACCCGTCAATCCCTCTGCAGATTAGCGAAAAAAGCGACGAAATCAAACAGGGCACCGAGCTCAAGCTGGTGGTGATAGATCCGGTCAACTGTGCACCGGGAACCTACAACGCGATAGACCCGCTGAAATCCAGCTACATGTCCGACCCTGATTATTGGCTGATATTAGGCAAGCGTGTGCACGCAAGCCGCCTGGTAATCTTGCGAGACAACCTGCCGCCGACCCTGCTCAGACCGGCGTACAACTTCCTAGGAATTCCGATGGCGCAGATCTTGTGGGATTACGTGATGCACTGGAACCGGGCCCGCGTAGCCACCAGCGGGATCCTCGAGAAGCTGAACCTTTTAGTTTTTCAGACCAATACCGAAGATTTACTAAGCCAGCCGCAGGGCGTCCAGCAGCTCGACGCGAAGATGCTGGCGCTAAGCAGATACCGCGATAATGACTCGGTTGTTGTATGCGACAAGAGCGCAGAGGACATCAAGAACATCACCCTCACAATTTCCGGTGTGGTCGATGTGGTACGCCAGAGCCTGGAATTCATCGCGGCCATTAACCGGACGCCGGCCGTCAAGCTCCTGGGCATCAGCCCGTCAGGGTTCAATGCGACCGGCGAGAGCGACATAAGGAACTACTACGACCACATCATGAGCAAACAAGAACTGCTCCACGATGGAATCCTGCGCATTTTGCGCGCAGTTCAGCTCTCGGTCCTTGGCGAGATAGACCAGTCAATCAACTTTGATTTTAACCCGCTCGGAACCGAGGACGAAACCGGAGACATCGAGAGCGCCAGCTCCCGCGTGAACATGCTGGCCACCTTGCTGCAGGCGAACGTGATAAGCGCGGATGAGGCTCGCCAGGCGGTTAAGGACGATCCGAAGGCCAAGCTGGGCTTCTTGAGCGATGATGCACCGGAACCGAACATGGGCGCGATGATGCCGGAGATGGCTAACCAGCTCCAGGCGGCCCAGGAACAACAGCAGAGCGCACCGCAGGAACCACAGCAGGCCCAGGGAAACGCGAGCGATGTAGACCTCACCGGGAACCCGCGCGCCTGGATGTTCCAGGAGCCGCCGCACCCTAAGTTCGAAGGCCGGGAATGGATGCTAGGAGGACGTGCAGATGCGACCGTTACCAGCGCTGAGTCGGAGCAGGCGTAACCGCTGCCGCCGCGCGGTGGAAGCAAACCGCGGAATTAGGGCACGATACGCGAGAGAGATCACAAAACTAATAAATTCATCAAACATGCTATTGATAAATTTTGTATTATGTGATTTGAGAGATAGTGGATACCAGGGATTCACAGATGTGGTCGCCACGGCCCATGACGCTAACCCCTTCACAGCCTTAAAAGGCTTTGGAAAACGGGCGGTCAAGGCCATGACAGACATTCTCCTCGGGATGGGCAAAACCATCAAACAGATCTCACACTGGTTCTGTACCGGGATGATTAAGTCAACTACAGCGGCCCAGGTGGACGCAATGCGAAAAGCCGGACTAAGCGAGGCTTTTATACGCGAGAAGTGGACAACCCACCAGATCGGAGGCCAGTACATAGCGCCGGAGGTGGAGGAGATCGTACCAAAGATCATCCAAGACCAGACCACACTGATCACGCGGCTCGCTTCCGAAGATTTGCAGAGGATCCAAACGGCCGTGGTCACCAGCCTGGACGCCGGCGTGAACATCAACGACCTGGAGGCCACGCTCAGAGGGATAAGCGGATTCAGCCCACGGAGGGCCCAGCTCGTAGCAATGGACCAGACCAACAAACTAAACATAACGGTCCAACGGGCTAATGATTTATCACTAGGATTCACCAGAGCGGTGTGGATTCACGTACCCGGCGAATTTACCAGCCGAGAGACCCACCGCGAATTTAACGGTCAAGAATTTGACCTGCAGGAAGGGATGTACGACATCGACGTCGGCCATAACGTCCAATGCGCCGAGCTTCCGTACTGCCGGTGCGTGTACCGGACCATAATACCTGAAGTTTTTGATGATTTAGGGAGCAAAAAATGAATAGCGACAGACTGACGTTTGACAGCAGACAATCTGTGAGGTCGATAGACACAAACGGATTTATGCACATCGCGATATCTCCCCTCACCAAAGAGCAAATCGCACCTTATTACGGCAGAGAGATCCCAGGATGGGAGAGCCTAGGCCTAGATCCGAACAAGACCTACATGGGATACCGGCCGGCGGAGGAACTGAAAAAACCGGAAACCATCGCCAGCTTTAATGGCATACCGCTGCAGTTCCGCCACCATGCGGACTTTGCAGAAGCCCCAGCGAAGGACACGCGCGTAGGTGCGGTGGGCACCGAAGCGAAATGGGCGTCACCGTACCTCATGAACTCGCTGGTGATTTACGACCAAAAAGCGCAAAAAGTCGTTAAAAACGGATTCATGCGCGAATTAAGCTCGGCCTACAAGTACAAGCCGGATTTCACGCCGGGAACCTGGAACGGCCAGCGTTACGATTTTATCATGCGGGACATCCGCGCGAACCACGTCGCACTTGTTGAGGAGGGCCGCGCGGGCGCAGACGTTCTGGTATACGACTCAAAAAACGGGAGACTCAGAATGGGAGACGAAAACAAAAAGGCCGCCGAGCTCGCACTCGTTCAGGCCCTGCTGGCTTTGCACCAGGAGGAAGCAGAGAACGACATCGAGGGCGCGGTTGACCAAATCATCGCGGACGTAGGTGAGAGCCTCGACGAGGAGAAGCGCGGCAGACTGAAAAAAGCCATCTTGGCCCTCGGCTCGAAGTTCGGCAAGGACGCCTGCAAAGACGCCCAGCCGGAACCAGAGGTGACGGTCAAGGGCAATAACGACAAAGTCAAGATCACCGATAACGACGATGATGACGACTTCGACGACGGCAATGATTACGACAGCGATAATGCCACCGGCGGAGATTTCGACGATGGCGATAACGACGACAATACCGGCCGTGATTTCGACGACGATGACGACCTCGACGATGGTGACGATGACTTCCAGGACGAAGGCAGAGCGCCGGAGGGAGATCGCCCATACGGCGGCGAAAAGCAACCTGACGACGATGACGACTACGGCATCGACCAGGAACCGGACGATATCGACGTGGAGGTAGGGACCAAGGGCAAAAAGGCGGACATCAACGTCGAAGCCCAGGCGCCGGCCCCGCAGAAACAGGCTCTGCCGGTTAAAAAACCAATTCAGCAGCAGAAGGCAGTGGCTAAACAGCCAGCTCTACAGCCGCAGAAACAACAGATTCAAAATCAAGGGACGGGTGGTGCGCCTGTAGCGGGCGGAAACCTCCCAGCAAAACAAGAAACAAATGGAGGAGACCAAATGGCATCACTCATCAACTACGCCCTCAAGGCGTGCGGCCTCGAAAAAGAGGACCCAGAAGTTCAGCAGGCCTTTATCGCCGGACTGAAATATGGCAACCAGGGAGACGGCACCGGCCAGGAAATGGCCAGCGACAGTGCATACGAGGATGACGGCGACCAGCTGACCATCGCGGACATCACTGCGCAGGTACGCCAGAGCATCAACGAGATCAACGCCGCCGCAAACGACGTTAAATCCGTGCTCGGCAAAGTCCAGGTGGACGCATACGACAGCGCCGATGATGTGTACTACGACGCATGCATTGAACTCGGCATCGAATGCACTAAAGAGACCGCACGCGACAGTTACAACGCCTACAAATCAGCGCTAAAGAGCAATGTGCAGATGGCGGCAGACGGCGCGCAGAAAAAGACAATTCTGAGCACCATGCTCGATGATGTAAATATCGGATATTAACAGGGAGAAAACAAAAATGGCTTTACAGAAAAAAGTAAACGTTGATCCGGCCCTTGGTGTTCCTGGTTCGCAGGCTGCATTTTTAGGCGAGGTGATCACAGTTCACAATTATTTATCTGACGGTACCGCGACAGCCGGACAGTTCTGCTGGAACGGCAGCTTCACCGGTACTGATTGGGAAGCCGGCACCCCGGTAGGCAACGTAGCAACCGGAGACGGCACCGGCGGCGGAGCCCTCGCAGGCCTGGTTGTACGCCTTCAGACCGGTGTACTTCCAGACGGTGTAGCTGGCGAACTTAAATACGAGCGCGGCGAGCTGGTAACCGTTGCGATTCGCGGCGATTTCTATGTAGCCGCCACCGGCGCAGCCACAGTAGGCCAGGCCGTGAATGTGAATACAACCACCGGCGCAATGACCTACGGCACCGCAGGAAGCGGCGAAGTAGCCACCGGATGGACAGTAACCACCCCGGCATCTGCCGCAGGCGACCTCATCGTGATCAGCAACCACGGATAACAGACTAAGGAGATATAAACATGAGCGCAATTTTTGAACAGTACAAAGAGCGCGGCCTGTCCAGCCCATACGCTGTAGATTTCATGGCTTACGACGAAATCAACGGATCAATCCGTGTAGATTACGCTAAGACAGAACAGATGCTGGCCCAGGACGCCGCACTCACATCAACACCGAACGTAGGCGTACCAAGCGCCCTGGTGACTTTGATCGATCCTTCCGTCACAGAGATCCTATTCTCTGCGATGAACGCAAAGAAGCTGGTGCCAGAAGTGAAAAAGGGAAGCTGGGTAGACAAATATACCCGTTTCACCATCACAGAATACACCGGTTCAGTAACACCATACTCTGACCACGGCGAGAACGTGTCCTCTGATTTGAACTTCGAATCACCACAGCGCGAGAACTTCCTGTTCCAGACCGTGATCCGCTATGGCGACCTGGAGGAAGCAACAGTAGCGCGCCAGCGCCTGAGCCTTGCCTCAGAGAAGCAGAAAGCCGCAGCCACAATCCTGGCCAAGGCCCACAACAAGTTCTACCTGTACGGCGTGCAGGGTAAGCAGATTTATGGCCTGCTGAATGATCCGAACTTACCATCAACCCAGAGCCCGAACTCCATCACCATCGGTGGTAGTTCCTACTCAACCTGGGCAGACAAGGCCGCTAACGACGCGCAGAATGCCGCAAACCACGTGTATAACGACGTTCTGAAGCTGATTAACGCCCTCTGCACCGACAACGGCGGCCATGTGGACGCTAACACCAAGATGGTCCTGGCGGTTTCCAATGCAAGAGCCTCATACCTGAACGCATTAAACGCATTTGGTCTGAGCGCCACCAAGATGCTGAAGGACAACTACCCGAACCTCAAGATCATCCAGCTGTCTGAACTGAGCACCGCATCCGGCGAAATGCTGTACCTGATTGCACCTGAACTGTTTGCAAGCAAGACAGCAGAGCTGGCATATTCCGAGAAGATGAGAATGGGCCGCGTGGTTCCAGAGATGTCCTCCTTCAAACAGAAGGCCGTAGGCGGAACCTGGGGAGCAATCATCAAGAGACCGTCACTGATTAAGACCATGACCGGTATCTAGTACGATTTAAAACTCGCAGAACGGGAGGCGCGCCGAGACAGCGCGCCTTTTTTGATAAGACACGTAAATACAAAGAGGTACAAATTATGAGTTCAAAGAAAACAGCAACCAATGTGCAGAAGGCCGCAGTAGTTGAGAGCAACGCCGTAGAAGCCCCAGCACCAATCGAAACAAGTAAAGATTTTGTGACCATTGCAAGCCACATGCCGCAGGGAATAATCTTCACAGACATCCCGAGCAAGGACGGCGGCACTAAGACCATCGAGATCCCAGGATGCAACAGCAACATCAAGCAGACCGGCGGAATTCTGCTCGGTGTAGGCCAGAGCGTAGCCATCCAGCTACCTAAAGAGGACTGGGAGAACATCAAGCGCCTGCACGGCCGCGAGCGCGCCTTTCAGAGCTATAACGGTTTCCCACCTTGCCTGATGGAGATCACAGATCCGAAGTCAATCCACAGCAACGGCGACGTTAAGAGCCAGCGCCACGGGCTGGAACCAATAGATCCGAAAGAGGTCCAGGTTGTAGAAGCTGAATAACCACCCACCGGAGGAGGCAGAGATGGCAATTTATGATTTCAGCGCAAGCGAGTGGAGATCACGGTTCATCCACTTTCAGGATGAGACCAAATATCCCGACGAACTGATCGAGAACGCGTATGACCTGGCGGTGGAGTTCTTCCCGAATACGGAAAACAGCCCATACCCCTACGATCCGGCCCGCGGCGTGTATACGCGCCAGCGCCTGATTGACTACGCGGTGTGCCATCTCTTACTGTTGCAGGACCAACCGGCGAACCAGGTCGGCCGCCTTTCGAGCGCCAGCGAGGGCTCTGTGAGTACCTCGTTTGATTTACCGAAGGCGAACTCGGTGGCCGGCGAATACTGGCTGCAGACCAAATGCGGCCAGCAGGTATGGCTCCTGTTACAACCATACATCTTAGGCGGACGGATTTATATCCAGAGCAAGTACCATCCATGGTGCTAAGGAATCGTGATGGCGTTCACAATTAAAAGCACATTAGGCAACCTAGGAGAAGCGCTGGCCGCCGGATGCAAGGCCGCCGCGTCCCGGTTTGCCGACTGGATCACCGGGCGCAAGGCGCCGGAGCCAATGAGCGTCAACGTCGGGATCATCAACAACCCGAGGGTAGCACAATATGCCGCATACCTCGAGTACGGATGGATTCAGAAGGTCACCGGACGCCAGGCCGCATGGTTTAAGGCAAAGTTAGGCGAGAACGCCCCCAAAAAGGGTGCCATTTTGATCTTGCCGCCGCGCCCGATCTTCGGAGCCACCAAGCGAGAGCACGCGAATAAATGGCTCAACCTGGTGCGGGCCTCGATTACCAGCGCCCACGGCAGAATTGATGATGAACGTATCCTTGCCAGGGTAGGCGCAGTAGCCGCTCAGGATATCAAGGACACCATCGCCCACAACGGCACGCAAAGTGAAAAGTTTGCAAACCGTTCATCGTTGACTTTAGCCCTGCTGGCCGAGAGCGCCAGCGGACATAAGACAGACGCCACTGGAGGGAGCTCAAGGGCCCAGGCTCTGGTGCGCACCGGAGCGCTTATCGGCTCCATCGGATACCGGATTGAGAAGGGAGTGCCAAGCGGTAAGTCACCGCAAGGGATTATCAACATCCCAGGCACCAGATAGGAGGCACCATGTCGCTCAACTTACATGCCATAGTTCGCGGCGCAATCAGCTTTGTGAACGCCGATGAGCAGGTGTACCTTTTGCAGAGCACCGGAAACACAAACGTCTCCGGCCGCATTGTCGCCACATACGCCGGACCACAGCTGGTCGGCGCCCAGGTGCAGACCTTATCGAACGATGATCTGAAAATCGTTAGCGAGACCGAGCGAACCGAGAGAGATCGAAAGTTCTATCTGTTCAGCGATTCGAACAACCAAACCACCCCGGCGGCCATAATCCGGAATCTTGGCCGCACCGGAGACTTTATATACAGACCTTACGACAGCACATACTGGAAGATTTACTGTGTAGCCGAGGATTTCAGTCCGGTCGGCTGGGTTCAGGTGCTGGCCAGCCAGCAGAGCGAGGTGCCAACGGCCCTCAAAGATTTGATGGAGGACATCCTCAACCCGGACAGCGGCGATGATACGCCGGACCCAACAGACAAACCGGAGGAGAGCGCAGATGGCAACTGATATCTTAGGAACGGTGTACGATTACATCAAGACCTACGCATGGGACGCGAACGACCCGGACTGCCCACAATACCGCGATGACCAGATCATCCGCGGCGGCCTCAACGAGATGGCCGTAACCAAAGACAAAATGGAGATGTGCATAATCTATCACCAGCACGTCACCAGACACGGCACCAACCACTACAGATATCGGAACCAGGGAACCGACGGCGCACAGTTCGTGCAGGGCACCAGCGAGCTGGTAGAGCACCTCATCCAGGTAGACATGGTATCCGCAGAGCCCGTGGTCAAGCAGGAAGTAACGGCCAAGAGAGCACAGGCAATCGAGATGCTCAGTAGGTCACCGATAGGAACGGCGTTCTTCAAGTCAAGGGATTTGAACTTAATCAGCGCTGAAGATGTGACCGTGATCAACCAATGGGACGAAACAAAGAATTATTTGTGCAGATATACGCTAAAATTACACATAGAGCAACGGTTTGAACTTAGCACACCGATAGACTATTTCACCAAGGTGCGCGTCAAATCGGTGCGGGCTCACACGCCGGAAACGCGGCAGAATGAACCGGGATATCTGCTAACAGAAAACGTAGATAACAATCACACATAGATAGGAGAGCAAAATGGCAATACCAGCAAGCGAACTGGTCCGCATCATGCCGCGCGTACTTGCGGGCACCGGGCAGGATCTAGTTTTTAACGGTCTCTTTCTGACCGACAACGCAGCCGCCCCGGCAGACGGTGAGCTGCTGCAGTTCCTGGACGCACAGAGCGTCGGCGCCTTCTTCGGACGCACCAGCAACGAGTTCAAAGCGGCCCAGGTGTATTTCACCGGATATAATAACTCGTTGACCAAGCCGTCAACCCTTTTTATAACCAACGCGATGCGCACCGAGAAGCGCTTACAGCTCCGCGGCGCCGACATTGACAACCAGAAGGCAGTGCTGACCGCAATCAACGGCGACCCGGCCAACCTCGCAATCACCATCAAGCTGACCGCAAGCGGCTCCGCACACACCTTCACACCGGCCCTGACCAGCGCACCATACGCCTCACTGAGCGCACTCCTTAGTGACCTGAACACTGTGCTGGCCACCGACGCTGGCTACCCGTCCGCGCTGGAATTTAGCCTAGTGGTAGGAGACGGAATGGACGCCCACGTTATGCTGACAACCACCGGAACCTCACTAAACGCCGGAATCGAGATCACCGAAATCACCGGAGCCATGGCAGACCTGCTCGGAATTTCCGACAGCACCCGCGTGCTTTACCAGCCATACAAAGCCGCCGAGGCTGACATCAGCGCTGTGCTGGACGCGGTAGCAGCTAACAGCATGAACTGGGTAACCTTCACCACAATCAACTCCACACCGCTGACCTACGGCGAAAACGAGAAGCTGGTAGCCTGGGTACAGTCACAGTTTGCGGAAGGAAACCAATTCTTATATGTACATTGGACCGACGAAAATGCCCTGCTTACAACTAACGCCAGCAGCACTGTAACCGCACAGATCAGAGAGCTCAACGCCGAGGGTGTGACCCACGTATGGAATAGCTACGTATACGCCGCCTTCGTTATGGGATGCGCCGCTTCCATCGCATGGGACCGCAACAACAGCACCATAACACTGGCATACAAGGCACAGGCCGGACTGCCGGCGCTAATCAAGGATAAGGCCCAGTCTAAGAATTTAATCGCAAACGGCGTGAACTTCGTAGGCGATTATGCAAGCCGCAATGATGATTTTGTCCTTTTCCAGAATGGCCAGATGGATGGTCAATTCAAGTGGATCGACACCTACCTGAACAGCACATGGCTGAACAACGCGCTCCAGGTGCAGATCTTAGCGGGCTTTGAAATGGCCCCTCGCGTACCGTATACCGATGTAGGATACACACTGATCCGCTCATGGGTTCAGGACGTAGTGAACCGCGCTCTTGCGAATGGTGTAATCGACACCGGCCTCAACCTCAGCGAAACTCAAAAGAGTGCTCTCATGCAGGAAACCGGCGGTGTAGACATTAGCACCGAACTGTACAATAGCGGATATTATCTGCAGATTGTGGACGCCACCGCGCAGATCCGCCAGCAGCGCGAATCACCAGCATGCAACTTCTGGTACACCTACGGCGGCTCAGTTCATAAGCTGAACCTTCCAAGCACCGCGGTAGTTTAAGTTAAGAGAGAGGAGACATAAAAATGGCATTCGAATACACAGAGCCGCTAGGCAACATCACCTCCGCAGACGCCATCATGATCATGACCGTGGAGGGCTTGTACCCGGTAGGCATACCTATTACCAATTTCAGTGTAGATCAGATGGCAGACAGCGACGAACACGAATACGCCCAGGCACGAATGGGCGTAGACGGCGGGCTCGCGGCCGGTTTCGTACCAAACGCCTGGAACGTCACCGTGAGCCTGGAGGCATCAAGCCCATCGCTCAAGGTGATGCAGCAGATCGCCCAGGCCATGGCTACAAACCGCCGGACCTACGAGATCGGAATCACGCTGACAATTCCATCATTAAAGCAGGTGCACATGTTCAAAAAGGGAGTCCTGCTCTCCGGAAAAGACATGCCGGGGATCCGCAAGACCCTGGAACCAACCAGCTGGAAGTTCACATTTGCACGGTACAACCAGCTAGGCATATAAGAGCAACCTCGGTAACTACGTGCCGAAACATCAAAGGGCGTGAGAGCGTCCTTTTTTGAAGTAGGCCACTAAAGCAGAATAGGTCACAAAAAGGACTAAATCAAGATAAAATTACTTGCTTTTAGGGCCTTAATTCTGATAATCTATAGTAAGAAAAGGGAAAACGAGATAGGAGTACCAAACAAATGACCAGGATTAATCAAATCGCTCAAGCATTCGCGGCCGGCGTGGCCTTTGCCAGGAGCACCGGCCTAGCCATGGACGCGGCAGAGGAAGATAAAGGATATTGGCGCACCATCCACGGCCATAAAATTCACTTCGGACCGGACGGTAAAGCAACCAATGCGCCTGATTGGTTTAAGAGTTCCTCCACGGGAGGGACAGAGCCGAGTAAATCACCAAAAGATCTCGCAGCCCTCGTAGGCAAACGATATGGGGAACTAGAAGATAAGATCCGCGCCCGTTATGAGTATACCTACGAGGACATCGATAAGATCGGAGAGCCCGACTACAAGCTACCAGGCGCGAACCTGGCCAATGAAACCCGAATCAAAACCGGGCTTAACACCATAAAGACATGGTCGGAATCGATGGCAGACTATGTAGGCATGACCACCCAGGAGGTAGTAGATGCAATTGAAAACGGAGACCTAAATAAAACCGATGCCGAAGGCATATGGCGCAAGCTCCGCGCAATTGAAAAGGAAGCAAAAGATCTGGTTAACCGAACAAGCGCCGCTATACGAGGACTAAAAAAGGCAAAAGCGCGCGATTATGCGGGCCTAGCCGATGATATTACCGCCCTCAAAGATGAGACCGTCAAGCTGGACGGAAAAACATACCACCTATACAGTGAAACAGTCAAGGCCATACGGTCTTCAAAAGAGAGGAGATAAATCATGGACTTGGAACAGGTACAGAGACTGGCGCAGGCCTTCGCCCAAGGCGTGGCCTTTGCGCGCGGATTTACCGAGATGGCGCAGGATGCCAAGGACGGTGAGGAGGAAGGACACTGGGTAACCATCGGCGGCGAACGCGGCGCAGACGGCGAAAAACACAGTGGTCGTCCGGTGTTCATAAGCGGCAGTGGAACCATTAAAAAAGGCCTTAGCAAGAGCGCCCAGGGCAAGACCCTCGGTCAGGTATTTGGCAAAGGCGGCGAGTTCAGCTCCGAAGGAAAAAAGAGCAAAGGCGAGACAGACCGCAAGGCCGGAGAGCGTACAAGAGCCGGAAAAGAAGCAGGAGAACGCGCCTCCGCCAAGAGAGCTAAGGCTGAAAAAGCCCGCAAAGACGCGACATCCAGGGCTAAAGAATTCAGACAGGAAACAAAACAGATTGTGGCAAACGACCTGGAACCTTCTGTAGCTAAGCTGAAAAAAGCGCTGGACGCGAACGTACCGGCCAGAGTTCATGATGACCTTGTAGACATGCACCGCCTAGCAGACCAAATCGGCGTCATGGCTAACAAGCTCTGCTCCCTTAACAGCAGATGGGCTGAAAACTCCAAAGAGCCGTCCGCCTTTGTGGTAAGTTCCCACGGCCAGAACGCTAAAGGCACCGCAGAGCGTGTAGCCAAGCTCGCCCGACAATCCGCTGCGATTGCTCGTGACTTTGGCACGCCTAACAATGAACGCGCCTACCCCGGCCTGTTCGCCCACGATAAAATCCGCGACAATCTCTCAGAGCTTCGCGGCTTACACCAGGACCTGCTGGACCACATCCGCAGAATTCAGGAACCGGAAAAAAGAGAGGAACCGCAGGAAGATCCGCTGTACGCCGCAAGAGGCAAGGTGATCAATGGGCCGGCAAGGACCGGCGCAACAGCTAGAGGATATGTAAGATAGGAGTAACCCATGAACGCGGAGACGGCGCGCCGCATGGCGCAGGCGTTCGCTAGAGGGCTGGCTTTCATGCGAGGCCACGCCCTCATGGCCATGGACGCAAACAAGAACGGCGAGACGTGGATCACAATAGGCGCCGAGCCAGGCCCCGACGGTAAAAAACATGGCGGCCAGCCGGTGTGCCTTAACTCCCATGGAGAGATTAAATACGGTCTCGGCAAGGCCGCCCAGGGCCTGACCCTCGGTCAGGTGTTCGGCAAAGGCGGTATTTATTCTAAAGAGGGCAAAAAGGGAGCCAAGCAACCAGCGCAAGCTGGCCGCAAGGATACCACACCGCCGGACTTCACTCTGCCGGAAAAGGTCAACCCGGAGGAAATCCAGAACCGTGACCGCTCCGGCGCCGCATCAACCGGACAGATCAGAGCCATAGCGAGCAAGCCTGATTATTTACGCCTTGGATTCAGTACCACCATGGCAGACGGCGCACCGATTGTAGCCTACGGCAAGATTGACCGCAGGAACCTGGGCCGCATATCCACCGTTACTGACAACCAGGGCAACCGCACCAAGGTCCAGTACGCCGTGATGGAGGCCGGAGACGTAGCCGCCAGCCATGACTCACGCGGTGATAAGAACGACAAATTCTACAGTGACGATCCTACCATCACCCGAGCCATCGCCGGCAACGGCCGCATGGCCGGATTGCAGAGGGCGTATACCATCGGCACCGCCGGAGATTACCGGGAAATGCTGCTGGAGGACGACCTGCATGGCGTAGATCCGAAGATAATCAAGAGCATGAAACAACCGGTTCTCGTGCGCGTGATGTCCCCACAGGACGTAACCGCAGACATCGGTGACCGCTCCAACATAGCCTCCGGCCTCACCTTTAACGCCGTAGGCCAGGCGGTAAACGACGTCAAGCGATTGAAGGCAATTAACTCCCTGACCCACGCACGCACCTATGCCTCCGGCCTTCCGACCGTCGAGACGGTGCAGGACTTCATCGAGCAGATGCCGGAATCCGAGCGCGGTGCGCTTTTAGACTCAACCGGGCACCCGACACGCCAGGCCCAGGACCGTCTGCAGGCCGCGCTGTTCCATGCGGCATACCAGAGCGAGCCTTTGACACGCCTAGCCGCCCAAGCGATGGATGACGGCCAGAAGCGCATAATTAACGGCCTTATGGGCGCCGCCGCCCGCGTGACCGACATAGCAGATACACATCCGCAGATCCGCCAGCTTATATCCAACTCGGCCGAGAGGGCCGTGGAGGCCGCCCGCGCCGGTAACCTTCGCGACGCCGAGGGCGAGCGCGATATGTTCAAGAGCGATGATGCTGACGCCGCCGAGCGCGCAATTCTGCAGATTTTCACGCGGTCAACCAGCGCCGCCGCAATGGCGAGCAAGCTCCGCGCCGTGGCTTCAGAGCTCACAGCAGAGCATGACCGCATTAACACCAAGCAGGAGTCCCTCTTTGCCTACGAGCCGCGGTCCGACCGGGAGGTGATCGAGGCCGCCCTCGAGAAGTGGGACCGGGACCACCAGAAATAATGCGGAACAGATCACAAAAAAGGACTAAATCAAGATAAAATTACTTGCTTTTAGGGCTTTAATTCTGATAATCTATAGTAAGAAAAGGGAAAACGAGATAGGAGTACCAAACAAATGACCAAGATTAATCAAATCGCTCAAGCATTTGCTCAAGGCGTAAAATTTGCAGAGAACCTAAAGCTGGCCATGGACGCCGCAAAGGGCAAGGATGATGAGGACGGACACTGGGTGACCGTCGGAGAAGGCGAGGAAGCCCGCCCAGTATTCATTAAAGGCAAGAAAAAAGCCGCTAAGGCCGAGAGCAAGCCAGCACAGCAGAGGACCGAGAGCAAGAAAGCTGAGAGCAAGCCAGCGCAACAGAGAACCGCGAGCTGGCGTGAAATGGAGGCCCGTCACCGTCAGGAGGTGGCTGCCAGAGCAAACAGAAGCCAGGAGGACATAGAGGCCGCACATCAGATATTCCTTAAATTTGATAGAAGTGCGATGCGAACAATGATGGAGGTGAGCGGAGTTACATTCCCAGCTCAACAACGTATGAGAGACGTCATACGCGGTGAGATCCCAGGAGCCGACGGAAGCGCCGAAAAAAGCATAAAAGACTCTCTCCGCCAGATTCGGAGCAATATAGACGCATTTAACAAAACAATGGGCAAGATCCAGGGTAGGATAGCAAAGGCCGCCAGCGACGGTAAGATTGGAGAAGATAGAGCCAATGCGGAGCTTAGAGATTATCGTAGGTATTATAAAACCTTTGCCGATTACATAGTGCGCGCTAGCAAGCAAATGAACAACCTGGACCATACGACTAACGACGGCCACCGGGAAGATCGCGAAGTGCTCAGCAAGATAGCGAACTTAACATCGGAGATGGTCAAGGACGCCACCGAATGGAATAACAAGCAATAAAAAGGGAGCGCAGCATGGACTTAGACAGAATCGCCCAGGCCTTCGCGGCCGGGTTTACCGTAGGCAGAGCCATGGCCATGGACGCCGCCAGGGACGGTGAGGAGGACGGCCACTGGGTGACCATTGGCGCAGAGGCCGGACCCGACGGCGAAAAACACGGCGGCCGGCCGGTGTTCATCAATGGCGCTGGGGCTAAGTCGGCAAAGACCGAGAGCAAGCCTACAAAGACCGAGAGCAAGCCTACAAAGACCGAGAGCAAGCCTACAGCCACAAAAGGAAGCCGCAAGGCAGACTTTAACCTGCCGATTCGCGATTTTATGCAAAAAACCAAGTTTAGACCTGGGACTTTTGCCGCCGAGTGGATGCAGAAAGCGCCGGACGGCGCAGACACGCTCGACCTATTAACCGAGAACATGTCTGAGGATTGCCAATACTTACTGAAACACACGATGGAGGTAGTGCAATACGAGCCGATAACGGGTAGACTTAAACCAAATGAGTCCGAAGCATTTTATAGCCATGATAGGTGTGTAAACTTCCCGTTGGCGTTCTTCCGTAACGGGGCTCCCCGGAGCCGTTACCAGACGTCATACGAGATAATCATGCATGAGCTCGGCCATGCGGTAGACCACATAGCAGGAGTAAAGGCCGGCGGCGGATGGATAACGGTAAACGCCACCCTAAAAAACGCAATCACTCATGACACCAACCAATTGATAGATGAACAACGGGAGGCGGTCCGTAAAAAGCTGGACGCCAGCGAGCGCGAAAAAGATCGGTTGATCAAAATATACATGCGCCGGAATCCAGATGCAAAGCGGCCTACACCGAGAGGGCTCGTCGATTTTGGAGTGGCGGAGGCCATCCGCGAATGGTCCCAGCGCAGTGATGAAGGATGGTACGGAGCAATGTCGGGAGCTTCAGACATGATCAGTGCGGTGACGCTCAATAAGATTAAAGACGGCGGTATTCATAAGACCTCGTACTGGAAAAGCGACGAGTACAACATGAATGCAGAGTTCATGGCCCATTATTTCGAGACATGCACCAGCAAGGACACTAAAAAGACATTTGCTAAAATCTTCCCGACAGCCACAAAGGTATTAGAAATTTTAATTGAAGATACGGCAAAAGGCCTTAGACAGAAGGAGAAGCGGAAATGACCAGAATGGAGCGCTTATTCAAAGAGTTAGCAGACGCAAAGATCAAATATTACAAGAAAAACGGCATCAAGCCTCCGACACCGGAGGAACGCAAGATCCTGGACGCCTACTATGACAAATTCGGAGGCTTACCGGCAGACGGAGGATTCACGATAGAGGCCGCCAGGGAGTGCCTGCGGACTGGAAAGGACTTCTACGACAGATTCCCGAAGGATGTCAACCCATAAGATGTTGACTTTTATCACAAAAAGCGCGGTTGTTCTTGCGGATAACCGCGCAAAATGCGTTAAAATTAAAGGATAGACCAACAACGAGGTATTGCAAATGGCACGTAAGACTAAAGAACTAAAGCTGAATGATCGCGGGACTGAAAAGACGTTCAGAATCACCGAGATGCCCGCATCCAAATTTGAATGGTGGCTGATCAGAGCAGGAAAAATCCTACTCGGCACCGGCCTCGGCAACTCGGTAGACGTAGACAGCGCAGAGGACGTCCAGCAGATAATAGCGCAGACGCTGTTCAAAGACGGACTCAAGAGCCTGGGAGGAGTCAACCTGGAGGAAGCGCGGGAGCTTTACGATGATCTCCTGCGGTGTGTGGAATTTAAGAACGGCGACTTCTATATGCAGATGGACCCGGAGACGGTGGACGCGCAGATCGAGAGCGTCAAGACCTTATTCACTTTGAGGAAGGAGGCCCTGATGTTACATATCGATTTTTTAGCCGCAGGAGGCGAGTCCGCCTCCACACCGGCAGCGGCCAAGGCGGGCGCCGTTATCCGACCACACACACCAAAAACATCTCACCGCTAATAGCGGCCGTGATTTCCCACAGGTACGCCTCCATGCGCGAGCTGGAGACGTACTACTCATATGAGGATATGCTGAACTTCCTCGAGATTATCGCCGTGGACGCTTATAATGAGTACCAAGATCAGCGCGAGAGCAACTACAGAGCCCAGCAGAGGAGGTAAGACATGGCAACCGTCGTAGATCATCTTGTGATTTCCCTCGGCCTAGATCCGAGACCGCTGCAGAGCGGCCTCAATCAGGTCAAGAGCTTGGCTATGCGTTTCGCAGGACCGATAGCCGGCGCATTCTCCATCCATAAAGTATTCCAGAATTACGTCGAATCGGTATCCTGGGTAGCCAAGGTTACCGGCGGCTATTTCGAGAAGCTCGAGAACTACAAATACAAAATGGCCATGCTGGCCAGAGTGACGCGAGAGGACATCGAGGTCTACAGAAAATATCGGGAGGCCCTGGTCAAGTTCAATATCACCATGGGTGATTTGAGCATGAAGATCATGCGGGAATTTTATCCGGTGTTCCGAACCATGATCGACGGACTAAACAAGTTCAGCGACTGGGTAGACCGGAACCACGATAATATAATCCGCTTTTTGGAGGTGGCGGCCGGAGTAATAGCGACAGCGCTTACACCAGCAATCATCCGCATGACCGCGGCCTTATTGGCCAATCCGCTCACGTGGTTTATAGCCATGCTGGCCATGATCATCCTTCTTCTTGATGATTTCGTGACCTACATGCAAGGCGGAAAATCCGAGTTTGAAGATTTCTGGAAAAAGCTCGGCACGCCGGAGGAACTCAAAGAGAAGCTCGGCGGCGTGATAGAATTCATCACCGAGAAGCTGGCCTTCTTGAAGGAAAACCTGTTCGCAATTGGCTTCGGAGCAGTGGCCATCATGTCCATCGGCGGAGCCTTTGTGACCTTGAGCAAGGTAGTAGACGCGGTAACCACAGGAGCAAACGGACTATATGCGGCCTTTAACCTTTTACGGAACCATCCGATAATCGCCCTGCTGACTTTAGGAACCATCGCGGTCGGAGCATGGATAGCGAACTTTGATGAGATCAAGCAAGGGTTTCACGACCTGGTAGACGATATGTCCGCCTACTTTAACAACAGCACCGTAGGAAAGCTATACAACGCAACCATCAAGCCAGCCGGAGAATTTGTCGATAAGCTAACCGGCGCAATAGGAGACACACTCGGAGTATGGGGGCAAAAGTTATTCGGTAAAAATCCGGACCCGACTGCACCAGCTACAGAGTATAATAAGTACCTAAAAGAACTCGAATTTGAAAACAAACTACGCAAAATGCGCGGGCAACCACCAAAGCCTATACCTTCATTTGAAGAATTCAATGTGCAGGTACCAGCACCGAAGGTGGTAGAGGGAACGCCTACCGCCCGCATGGTGGATAATCTCGCCCAGGCGTTAAAGGCAACACCAGATAATCAACCACCTGCCGAGAGCAAGATGGATAAAATTGCCCAGGCATTGACCGCTAACCTTGCCAGGATGGGCGCCACCGTTCAGGATTTCACGGCCGTACCATTAGCACCAGCAGGAGCCACCGCCGGAGGGGCAAAGGGCAATGTAACGGTGGGCTCACATAACAACACTACGGTCAACAATTACGTAGAGGTAAAGGTAGAAGGCACCAATGCCACCGCGGAGGATATCGGTCAGGCCACCGCCCAGGCAACCACCCGGGCCACGGTAGACACCTCAGACAAGGGAACCTTCCAGTAGTAGGAGACAGACTATGCAATGGTACAATCCGGTTTACAATTGGCAGCAGGTCGCCCAGGCGCATAACCGCTATCTGCTGGAGGATATCGGCGTCAGGGAGTGGGCCTTTGTGGAGCCGCAGAGCGGAGCCATGCTAGCCTTCAAATCTTTTATGCAACTTAACTACAGTGTGGCTCACAAAGTAGTGAGCTCACCGGTAGAGAACTCGTTTGTAGCCTACAACAAGACAACCGACCCGGAACAGCTCGACATCCGCGGAGCCATCAAGGGCACGCCGGAGGAAATCGGAGACGCCCTGGATACTTTGATCTATTACGCGCAGAGCACCGAGCTCCTGAACATCCTGACACCGGAAAAGTACTATACAGGCTTTAACCTTTACAAGCTGGACTACAAGCGCGACGCGCGGGACGGCGTAGACCTGGTTATTTTTGACGCTCGACTCCAGGAAATCCGCCAGGTCGAGAGCATGTACACCAACGTCAAGCTCCGCCGCAAACAGCGCACCGGGCAGAAGCGGTCGGAGAATGAGTCTTTTATCCACATGGGAGGCAAGGGCGAAATCGGCTCGAAAGTCAGTAAGTTTTTTGGTGGGATGCTCGGTACGGGTATGTAGGGAGGCAGAATGGACGTAATACCATTAATCAAATATCCGAACCAGGAACTACAGATAATCCTGGATGACCAGGACTGCACCATCCGCGTGACCGAGCGCTCGAGGTACACCTTCTTAGACCTGACGGTTGGAAACACGCCGGTGCGCAAGGGTATGATCTGCACACCATACGCCCGTGTGCTTTCCGAGCCCTGCGCCTTTCGCGGGAACTTCTTTGTCTTTGATAACCAGACAAAACCGCAGGAGCAGACGCCTCCAGAATGGGAGGGTTGGAACGCCCGCTGGTGGCTGGTGTACTTCACCGCGGAGGAAATGGCGGAGTTTGAGCAATACCGCTATCAGATTGCGGAGCAAAACGGCATTGTAGACTTCACTGCCGGATACGGCATAGGCCCTTACGGCTTAATGCGATATGGTTTATTTTAACGAGGAGGCGCGGGAATGAGTACAACCTTGCCACATGGCATTATACAGATTAATGAAGGTAATATTGCCTGGTATGGCGATATTACCGCAAACTGGCAGCTGATAGACAGCAAGATCGGAGAATACGACGCCGCGGTCGCGTCAATACCGGCACCGGCGAATAACGGCACGCTTACGATCAATTACGGCGGTACAACCCTGGCGATGTTCGGCGCGGATGATGCCGGTAATGTTTCTGCGGATATCCCGGCACCGGGGGACGGCACTCTCACAATTCAGGTTAACGGCGTTGATGTGCAGACCTTTACCGCGAACCAGGCGGCCAATGTTACAGCTAATATCGTGATGCCTAAGGTTAATGACGGAACACTCACAATTATGGTAGACGGAATAACCGCGGGAACTTTCTCCGCAAATCAAAGCACAAACAGCGTGATCGCGCTTACCTCCGGCGGCGGCGGGGGCAGTGCAGACGTTCAGCCAATGAGCAAGTCAATAGCACACAGCATAGCCGCGTCAGTTTTTGGAGCATAAAATGGAAACATTATTCGAGTTAACTTTTCAAGACCAAACGCTTACTCCGCAGGTCGGAACTTTCACCGATGCATCACAGACAACGGGAACATTCACCCTGGAGGACGGCGAATATTACCTCACTAACGGAGATACAAAAGGCTTTTATGCCTACAAGCCTATAGCACTGCAGTCCGGGCTCGTTGACGACAGCAAAGTCATAATCGAGTTTGATCTAAAGGTCGTCACGGCCTCCGTTAACACGCATACGATTATCGGCACCTATGCCGGAGTTGACGGCAGCGGCATACCTACCGGCGCTAAAATTACATTGCAGTACACCGCCGGAGACATAGAGCTGGTACTCGGCGGCGGAGCAACCGCAACGCTGATTGAGTCCGCGGATGTGGTGGTAGATCAGTGGTACCATTTCCGCATTGACTGCGCGCTCGACGCCCTAACCGGAAGCACCTACAAGGTCAAGATTGACGGCGTATTAATAACTACAGTAACCGGAGCCACAACCGATTACGAGCTGGGGATTATAGGCGTTCTGGGCACCGACCTGCACGCATGTGATGAGTGCGGGATTAAGAACATCACCCTTGTAACCGAAACAAATTTATATGTGGGTCGCACAGCATTAGACCAGGCGCTGCAGGACGTGAAAGGCTATGTAGACGCGCACGAGGTAATCCTTAGCTACGCGACGGATGAAGATATGGCCGAGATGGCCGAGACATGGAGCATATAACTATGAGCGATTTTTTGATTTTTAAAGCGGCGTTTAATAATTCAGCAACTCCGGCAATCGGCACCTACACCGCGGAAGGCGCAACGGCTAGCTTTACCCAGGATGCAAGTCTTAGCCCGGATTATTATCTGTACAATCCTAATGCGAGCAGCACCTCAGTGCAGTGGTTCGTACCTACCAAAGAGACAACCGATTTTGAGTTTGTGGCCGATATCTTAACCGATGATCAATCGCCCGATGGCGATAGATATCTCATTATCGCGGATAGCGCCGGAGCCACCGGGCTGTGCATGTTGTCCTCATCCAGTATCACTGAATGGCGTTTTATGAACGGCGACAGCACCGCAACATCAGATCCCGAATACGTCGGGGCCATTGACCCGACAACCTCCGGCGGGTTCGGAGTTTTCCACCAGTTCAGAATCCGCGTGCGTAAGCTCACCGCGTCCAGCAGCAGTGTGGAGGTTTACGTGGACGGCGCCCTTAAGCTCACCGCCACCGCCGGAGCTGCGCTGGTTACCTGCGCGAAAATCGGATTTATCGGTGGAGTTACCGGTAGTCCTTCAACGTCCGCCGGTATTCAAAACGTCTATGTGTACGACCTTAGCGGCGGAGAATTGGTGGACCGCGGCGTCCTTTCCGGGGCTTTTAACCGGTTTATCAGCTGGATGAAAACAAGTGTTTTACCCGTTGGGTCTTATATTCAGTTTGCGGGTAATCAAGCACCTGCCGGATTCTTAGTGTGCAACGGCGGCGCAATTTCAAGAACTACTTACAGTGCGTTATTTGCGGTTATAGGTACAACATATGGAAGCGGTGACGGTTCAACAACTTTTAATCTACCTAATCTTACTGATAGATTTTTGCAAGGTTCAAGCACAAGTGGAACTGTAAAAAATGCAGGGTTGCCGAATATTACAGGTTCTCATAATCAGGCAATATTGTCTAGTACTTCAGCACAAGACATGCATGGATCTGGTGCTTTTTCAATTGGTTATGATGCAAAAATTGGTCCCGGTGATTACAGTACTCACTATCTCATTCGGCTGAAATTTGACGCATCTAGCTCAAACTCTATCTATGGTAGTTCTTCAACGGTTCAACCACCAGCTTTAACTTGCTTAATCTGTATAAAATACTAAGGAAAGGCTATGAAATTTTATCTATATGACGAAAAAACAAAGCAATATGTAAAAGAACAAGAAGGGTATTTAGACCCTTTAGAAACAAAGGCTCAAGGTAAGAATGTATACATTGTTCCTCCTTTTTCTACTACAGAAAAACCAAATCTTACAAGTTTGAAAGATAATGAAATTCTAGTTTTTAAGGGTGGCAAGTGGCAGATAGAACAAGAATTTTATGTAGGCAAGATTGTAGATTGTCAAGGTGAACGTGCGAGCAAATACGTTACTGACAATGACCTTACTTTTGAAAAATGTGACGGTGGTTTTAAAATTGTAGAAAAACCTGCACCTAAAGAAAAAACTCTTGACGAGTTAAAAGAAGAAAAACACGCTGAACTTAAAAGCATTATGCAGACCCGCAGAAATGCGATCCAGGTGGAATTTGACGGAGACACGTTCGATGCTAACGAGAGCGCTCAGGAAAATATGATCGTGCTGCTAAAGGCTTTTGACCTGGGAGCCCCGGCGGTGCAGATCAGATCTGCAACAGAGGTAACACGCGTATTTGATAAAGACACGTGCCAGCGGTTAGGCCTTGTGATGCTCCAGGCGGTGCAGGCGCTCTACGCAGAATACTGGAAACTTAAAAACCGGCTCGCCGCGTGCGAAACCGTCGCAGAGGTGGAGGCCATAGCGTGGCCGGAGGCCAGCAAGTGATTGAGACAGCCTTATGGGGCTTATCCCTGCTCATTACCGCCGCGGTGTGCTTCTGGGTAGGCGTCGGAGTCGGACGCGGTGAAGGCGTGCCACGTGAAAGAATTATGGAGATCTGCGACACTTGCCCCGGACGCCGGGAGAAGTACGGGAGGAGCAATGCCAACAGCAGACTGTAGCGATTGGTTCACGGTAAGCCTGCTGAGCTTCGCAGCTGGAGCCATAATTTTATTAGAGGTGTGGATTTTGCTCAATCAGCGGAGGTAAGCCTGACGGATGCAGAGTTCTGGGCAGAGGTTAAGGTCAACCTCCGGGAAGCATACGCCCCGCGCTTTATTGGCAGGAGCGGGCGAGAGTAGCCAGGGAACAGGGGGACAGCGACCGCGAGCGCGCCTACCTGCTGCTGATGGCGCTAACTTTTCAGATAACAGAGCAACGAGATCAATGGAAGGTCAGGCATGCGAGCATTTTTTAACTGGATAATTACCGTAGGATCGGCGCTTTCACAGCTGGCCTATGCGGTATTTGCGAACAGCCGTAACAGCAACCTATCAATAAGCGGCGAGGCTTACTACCACCGGACCGAGAGCCGAGTGAGATACATCTGGTACCGGTTCATTAATGGCCTGTTCTTCTTCCAGGCGAACCATTGCAAATGGGCGTATGATAACGACCTCAAATTTGCTCAGTGGTACATTGACAGAGACGCGGGAAGGCGCGATAATAACGGCCGTACATAGGTTTACTCTTTTATTGGCGATTGAAAAAACCAAACTACCGCGCCGAGGCTTGCCAGAGCCCCGGCGTTTTTGCTATTATACAGACACGACTCCAGGTGAAGTAGTTTAAAGGGAAAACGGCGACCGACAGCACGTGTACGCGGCCGCATTTTGCTGGCATCGAAACCAGCCGCACCGGGAGCCCTCGCCTTATGCGCTTAACCGAGAGAGCCCCACCGCCGGCGGACGCCGGACGCACGAGGGACAGAAGGACCGCGGACCAGTTAAGGCGACTTTATAACTTTTTTGTCATAGCTATTACTTCCAATTGCAGAATGTAACCAAAAAAAGGACCACCAGCCGGCGGTCCTTTATCGTTTCTGCGAGATAAGGAATCCTTAAGATAGGCGGGATTTATACTCCGCCAGGAGTGCGTCAACCATCGGACCAGGCTCCGCAGTGATGAAGTCACCATTACGACCGCCGCGAGGCGCATAGGCGGGATCATGACCGAGGCAAACAGAGATACCGAGCTCCTCACACCAATCAGAGTAATCACGGAACTCCGAATTAAAAAACGACTTAGTGTGGCCGTAACCTGACCATTCGTAATATCTGAATACCCGCGTCTTTCCACAAACAAAATCAATGAAATCGTGCAGACGGGAGCGCTGGCGGACCTTGCCGTCCTTGCGGCAGAACTTAACAATAAAATCGGAAACAGTAGTCATAGCAATCACCTCAAACAAATCTGAAATTAATGCGGATTCCGCGGTTATTTCACCAGGGAGAATCCGGCGCGGATCAACATCTGTGCGAACTCCACGGCACCCTCGCGATAGGAGGCGCAGGAACATACCGGGAAACACCCGCGGCCGTTACCACAGTGCGTGTGGCTGACAATACACCCTATTAAGCGGGAGCGCGGCCAAAAGTGGTCCTTCTCATGGAACACCTCCGGAGCGGTGCTCACGATTACAGTCTCCCAGCCGGTGGAATCTTCCCGGTGGAGCTCAATGCGGGTCTTAAGCATCACATCACCTCCACGCCGGAGCAGTCAATAGACTCCACGGTAACAGCATCATCACAGGCGGAAACCAGCTCTTCATGCGAGTAGTCCTCGGCCTTACCGGGAAGGTCAACGGTGAACTCAAAAAGCTCCACAAAATCATAATGATCGTAGGTATCGAACTGGAAACCGGCGCATCTTGCGCTTTCAGTATAGGCCTTCACTGCGTCGGCATAGGTAGCAAAGTATTCACAGTCACCCTCCACCCGTGACAGAGCGGCATCCAGGTCGGAGATGGACCAATTGTCGCCCATCTGCACGCGCTTAGTTTCCACAACGTAAATCTTAATCATACATTACTCCCTTTAACCTCATACCCGTCGGCAATCAATTCTGCCACGCGCTGATCAACCTCCATATCAAATGATACTGTTTCGACAACCAAATTTTTGAATATCTTTGTCTGCTCAAGGCAGCAACCGTCGCCCCAATCTTTGACAGTCTTAATCAGCTGTGCACCGCATGGCATTATTTTGGCAAGGGTAATTTTTTTGTTGCTCATAATTGTTACTCCTTAACCTTGGAGAGAGCCCAGGCGATAGCGTGCCCTTCATCGGCAAAGTTAACCAGGCTAACCTCGGCAAGACCAATAGGATCGTCACAATCGGTCTGAGAATCATCCAGGAATTCATAAATGGCGGCGAAGTAGGAATTGCCGGAGCCGTTATAGTAATAATCGGCAGTAATCACCTTGTCACCGAACCGCAGGGTATGGCGTAAATTGCAAGCCAGGTCCTCCGGAGTGGTAGGATTTGGCAGTCTGTAGGTTTTTGCTTTTTCGACTAAAGTATTCATTTTTACCTCGCTGATTAGTTAACACCGGGAACCTTTTGTTCCCCCTTTCACTTAGTATTATAGCTAAAAAAGTCTGAACTACAAGTAAATTTGTCTTAATTATTTGAGATTTTAGCGATTTAAGTCACAAATTAGATAAGATGCGGTGGTACGGGAGGGCGCAGAGCGCTAGAATTAAAAGTGGCAGAAGCCAACGGTATATTTCATTTTTATCCTTAATTCAAAACACACAAACATAAGGGCCGCACTCCCACGCGGCCCTGCCTTTTTTCTGCCCGGGAAAAAGAACTACCGCCGGACAGAAGCCACAGCGCAAAGAACATCCTCGAGAACCTGAACAACATCATCCAGGCGCACCAGAGCCTCCGACATCTTCACATCGGCTTCTGACTGCGGCCACAGACCAGCGATGGAATTAGAGAGCTCACGCATGTGGTCGCGCTGCTCAGAGATAGCGTTCTGCGCGCCCATCACGCGGCGCAGAGCGTCGGTTTTAGTTTTGATTGGAGTCATAATCACCCTCCTTTAAAGGCTTAACAGTGACAAAAGAACCATGGGTAAGATCATAGTGCAGCCGGTCGATTTCAGAGCGAACCCACGCGACGGCATCGGCGCAGGAGTCGGGATCTAAATCTTCCAACTCGGTGTACAAATCGGCCAGCTTTTCTCTGATAGCGCCGAGATCCGCCTGGCGGTTAAGCTCATGAAGCTGGCCGGCCGGATGGCACACACGGAACAGGTCATTATTGAAATCGGTGTTCATTTTTTACTTTCCTCCAAAAAATCAAGTACACGGTCCAGGTTGTCCTCGGCATCGCAGAGACAGCCCAGCAGATCATCCAGGACCTGGCGGATTTCCCGAGGGAAACAGTCATAAGCCGCGGTGAGATCCAGCCGTAGGACACAAAGGCGCCCCTGGATATCTTCCAGGTCAGGACGGAGAAGGTCCGGCCGCGCAAAGACATCAAACACTAAATAAACTCCTTATAGAACAATTGCGACAGCAGCGCAGACAATACATTGACTACTATCGAGTTACCGGCCTGTTTGTAGAGCTGCGAATTAGATATGCCGTGAACGCGATCAAATTCCTCATCCAGAAAGCCCATAAGGCGCCAGCACTCGCGCGGTGTAAGTTTGCGGATACGCACGCCGTAAGCATGCTCGGGCTCCGCAATTTTCAGTGGGTCTTTGTACTCGGTTGCGGTTAGGGTGTAGCCGATGCCGTCGCGGTCAACTACGCGCCCCTTTTCACCGCCCTTAAGCTGGCCGATAACTGAGATCTGCGGGGGTTCCTTATAATCGGTGGCGGTAATGGTTGCCGATAAACCATTAGGGTTAAAAACTCGGGCTCTTTGACACTGTACATCACGGGTAAGGCCGTCAATTACAATCTTAGCCTCAAGGCCTCCCCCACCGACGGTATTCAGAGTAGGTGCGAGACCGGACGGATCATAGATACGCCCGCGCTGACTGTCACGGTTAGGGTTATCAACAATGTTTCCGACTTGGCATATAACCGGAGTACCCCCGATTCTGGCGGCCGCCGGTAGGCTGTAGCGGGCCTCTAATTCAGCTATCAGCCGCCGTACGCCCTCGCGCTCGGTGCTGAGATAATACTTTTCATCCACGGATTCAGCGGGCTCCAGCATATCGCGCAGACGGAGCATAAGCGGATCTTTGTCCGGGAACTGAAAATCCCCCTCGTCCACATCGCGACGGATAGACACGATGAACACGCGCTCACGGTTCTGTGGTATACCGTAATCCTTAGCATTGAGCACACGCCAGTAGTTATTATAGCCGGCATCTTCCAGGGAGGAGAGCACCGTGGCAAATTCGCTCTTGAATTTGGTGCTGGTCAACGCCTTGACGTTTTCTGCAATAGCATAGCGCGGGCGCAGTTCCTTAATAATCCGCAGAGCCTCAAAAAACAGCCCGGAACGTGTGGACTCGCCGGAGTCATTGACAAAACCCTGCTGCTTGCCGGCGATTGAGATATCCTGGCATGGAAAGCCATAGGTTATTAGGTCAACCTGACGGTCTCTTACAGTTTCCGCAGTAACAGTCCTTACATCACGCAGATTCAGCGATTCACTGCACTGATTAACCATCGAATACGACAGCGACGCCCAGCGGTCAATCTCGCAATAGTTCACCAATTCCCAATCCAATCCAATCCAATCCGACAAAACGCACGCTCAAACGCGCCGATACCGGAGAAAAGCGATAATACTTTAATCATTGTTTGTTGTCCTTACCATTTCGATTTTCTCCTCTTCGTTTTCCGATAATTTCCGCACTTCATCGGCCATCCATGTGAGCTGGTCCTTAACATACCCCACCTTTTCAGCCAGCAACGGTAACCCATTAATTAAGTCATATGCAACGCTTTCAGTGCCGTTATCCCGATTAGCCACCATGTGGAGCCCCACATCGTCAGCCAGCACCGCAATAGCGATCTCAAGTATTCCCAGCTGATTTACAAAGGTACGCATAGCGCCCTCAGTTATAACGAGATTATTCATAATTCTGCCTCCCTTACCCATGCAAAGGCCGTGGCGGACCGGCCGCTCTTGCCACGCGGACGGACTATGTACGGGCGCGCCGTGCCCTTAATGCGTATAACGTCCCGCAGATAACCATGGACGCGGCGCTCCGGATCATCGAGAGCCTCGCGGGAATTGGCAGCGAATACCCACGCCAGGTTACAAGCGCACCAGCTCATGCTGTCACGCGGACCGAACACACGCGCGCCGGTTTCCAAATTTTCAGTCATTAGTAGTCCTCCTCTTCTTCCTCTTTTAGGTCGATGTTCAAATAGCACACCTTCTCGTAGCGACCGGGACAGAACTTCTGTTCTGGCCAGATCCAGCCGTCCTTATCGCGCCACGCCAGCTCCACGGTGAAATGCCACATCGGGTTCCCTTCCTCCGCAAGTTCCTGGTCCTGCTCCAGGCAGACCGGAACACGGCCGCCGTTCGGGACGGTGGCTTTAAATTTGTTCAGAGCCACAATTAATTCATCAACAGTCATCGCATACCTCCTTCTTCATTAGGATTAGACACCCATACAATAGCACACTGCGGCCAGCAGCACATCGTAGCAATAGGATAGCTGTCGATGTGCACAGGCTCGCCTTCCTTTGCGAGCATCACCTTAAGAACGCGCCAGCCAGAGATCGGAAAAACATCCACCAGGCGCAAGCTCGGACCGGTTACAATAGGAGCCACGGCGCGCCCGTCGTCCGCGTTAAGGATAACCAGGGAATCAGTAAGACCGTCAACGCAAATCAACCGGAAAAGAACTGATACCAGATTGGCATTGTTAAATTCCCGGGAGTTCCACCAGGCAATCTGATCAGGACTTAAGCTCATCAAAACCTCCCTCCCCTAAATCATAAAGACACGCTGCCGCGTTGGACGCAATAGCACATGCAGAATTTATACTGTCAAGAACCATCCACAGCGGATCCGGCACAAACTTAGTCTGACCGTCCTGGATAGCCTGAGCGACCTGAGCGCAGTAGGCGCCGTTTTGCAGGTCGATATCGCCGGACTTCACCGACGGCAGACCGCGGATAGACTCAACCTTCTTATCGAGAAGGTCAATCAACATAACCATATGCTCAGCAGCCGCGCAGATTTTAGCGCGGTCGGCTACAATTTGCATTTCATCGGCCTTTTTCATTTCCAGCCTCCCCAGCCTTGGCGGCCGCTTCTTCCTTTAACTTACGGCCGTACTCGATGTAGCGTTTCACGCGGAACTGATACTCTTTGCAATAGCAGATCAACCGGCAGAAGCGGGAATAATCGCGCTGGGTTTCCGCATAGCGCATCTTAATCTCGAGAGCCCGCGGCGAGTCATTAGCCGCCAGGGAGTCGGCTAATTCCTTCAATTGGGCCGCAGTTTGGAAAAGGGTATCGGCCTCACCTAGCAAGAATTTGTGGTCGTGCTGGGCATCGTTAAGGGCGCGATTAGCTGATTTTTCATCGGCAAATTTCATGAGAGATCCTCCTACAGATCAAAGTGGATAAAATAGAGCACAGTGACCCCGTCGCGTTTCAGACGAAAAGCGTCCTCGCGGGCGCAATCGGTCAGCACATCCAGGATAGCGTCGGCCTTGTCCTCGCCTTCCCAGTGGCCCACCGGAGCGATGGGGGTAGACGGAAGTACAGAATTATAGCAATCAATGCTCACGTAGGAAGCGCGGTCAATGAGTTTCCTGTACTGCTTTACAAACTTGATTAATTCCTTAATTTCCATTATTACTCCTTAGTTCAGAATTTACGAAGCGGGCGCGCCGGAGTGGTAAGAGCCCGGTCCAGCGGCCAATTGCGGGAGATCCGCATACGAAAACATTTATAGCTTATTCCCCAGAATTCAGCCATCTCGCGATAGTTGAGGAACACATGGCCGGTATGGTCCGTGACCTCAGTAACACGTTTGAGCTTCGGACCGACCGGCTCACGGCCGCGCAGAGGCGTGGTCAACGCCTGCTCCATGGTCATGCCTTTGGATAAGCGCCGGAGCAGAGTATGCACGCTAAGACCGTAGGCCTTGGCCATGAGAGAAAAGGTAGGATACTCCCGGCCGAGATGATCCACCGCCTTATGACGCGGACGACGGGTAGCAACGGTGCGCATCTGGCGCTCGACCTCCTCCGCTTCCTTTTTCTTGCGGAATAAGATTTGGCTCATTTCCAGTAGCATAACTGCCTCCGGCGGCCTTCGGTATAGATCAGCTTCCCGACCTTGGACTGACGGGACAGATACTTGATAGACACGCGGCCGTCCTGGTCCACAAAAGACACAATGCCGGCCGCAGTGAGGAAATTAGACACCGCGTCATTGTCGCGCAGTGCTACCTTACGACCCTGGGCAAGCGTCATGAGCTTAAGCAGGTGCTCGTCGCTCAACCGAGCGAGACGATCTTCTAACTTCATACAAACCTCCACATTTGTATTGATTGCCTGCTAGTATAGCTAAAAAAGTCTTAAAAGCAAGATAAAATTAAACATTTTTGCGACCTAAATCACGCAAAACATAAGAACCCCGCAGAAAAGCACAGAAAACGCACTGAAATGCGCTAAAATGGGCAGAATAGCACTAGAAAACGAGGTAAAGATGGACATAAAAAACCGAAAAGTAGAGGAATTAATCCCCTATGTGAACAACCCGAGGGACAACAGCGCGGCGGTGGACGCCGTAGCCAGCTCTATAGCCGAGTTTGGCTTCAAAGTTCCAATTATTGTGGACCGCAACAACGTGGTGGTAACCGGCCACACCAGGCTCCAGGCCGCTAAAAAGCTCGGCCTTGCAGAGGTACCGGTGCTGATGGCGGACGACCTAAGCGACGCCCAGGTTAAGGCTTTCAGAATCGCGGACAACAAGGTGAGCGAGCTCGCAAGCTGGAACGAGGAACTGCTGGAAGCGGAACTCGCGGCCATCAAGGACACCGGAGGCATTGACATGGGCGAGTTTGGATTCACCGAAGATGAGCTGGACGCCCTCGATGATGTAGAGGAGGACACACCGCCGGAGGTGGAGGAGGTAGCAGATCCGATAACCAAACCGGGCGACCTTTACCAGCTCGGGCGGCACCGCCTGCTCTGCGGCGACAGCACCAGCCTAGCAGACATAGCCACACTTACAGACGGTGCGCAGATAGACCTGCTGCTGACAGACCCGCCGTACAACGTCGCCTACGAGGGCCAGGACGGGATGACAATCCAGAACGACGACCTCGATGACGGCGCCTTCCTGGAATTCCTGACCAAGGCGAACCAGGCGGCAGACAGTGTGCTCAAGGCCGGCGGTGCTTTCTACATTTGGCACGCAAGCAGCGAGGGCTTTAATTTCCGCAAGTCAATAGCCGCGGTGGGATGGTTGCAGAAGCAACTCTTAATCTGGGTAAAAGACCGCTTTGTGTTGGGCCGCCAGGACTACCAGAACCAGCATGAGCCATGCCTCTACGGATGGAAACCGGGAGCGGGTCATTATTTCAGTGATAAGCGCACCGAGAGCACCGTAATCGAAGATCGCCCGAACCTCGAAAAGATGGATAAGGCCGAGCTCAAAGAATTATGCAAAGAGCTCCTCGGACGCCAGCCGGTAGAAACCACAATCCTCCGCGAGCAGAGGCCGCAGAGCAACGACCTGCATCCGACCATGAAACCGGTTAAACTGTTCGCACGATTAATTCTGAACTCCACCAGGAAGGGGGAGAAGGTGCTGGACCTGTTCGGAGGAAGCGGAACCACGCTCGTAGCATGCGAGCAACTCGGGCGCCAGGCATACCTCATGGAGCTAGATCCGAGGTACTGCGACGCGATAGTCAAACGATTTGAGGAGTTGACCGGCCAGAAGGCCCAGCTCATAGCACACCAGGAGGAGGAACAGCTATGGTAGACCTTAAGCAGGATGATGAGCTGTACCAGGCGCTAAGAACCCTGGCGACCGGCGCAACCCAGGAGGAAATCGGCCGCGACCAGAGCGGAACGACTAAAGTGTTCAAAAGGAAGCTGCCGCCTTCCTTCGAGGCAATCAAGTATTTATATGACCACA